TAATATTTTCATCTCCCACAGTATCTTTTGTGGGTATTAACATAGAAGCCATATCCATATATGCTAAAGCCACTCCACGTGGAGTGAATACTTCTGCTAATCTACCTAAAGCATTTTTTTCAGCTAATTCATCTCGGAATTTTTTTACAACTAGCGGATCTTTAATTGCCTCGCTAAAGGCATCAGTAACCTTTGCACTAGTTCTAGCAGCGAACGATGCTATTACATTTGGAGCGAACCAAGTTCCGCCTGGTAAATCCTCTATAAAATCTGCAGATTTTTTTAACATATTAGATGTTAAATCCCAACCTGCACCGATGGCACCTTGAACCTTTTCATTAGTACCGAATTTTCTAAACTCTTCAATATCGCTTGCTTTGGGTATAGGTGGTGGCTTTATGCCCATATCCTCTAGCGCCTGTTTAATTAATTTTGTAATTTCTTTCGTTATAAAAGGGGAAAACATTACTAATGCTCCAGACACAGCTGCAGCGAGTGCTGTACCGAGTTTTAATAAAGAACCTAATCCACTACTGTTTTCTTTTCTATTTATTCTTTTTTTAGTATTTTCAGTTTGTTCTCTACTATTTTGTAAAGCTTCTAACAATTCATTAGTTTCAAAAGATTTCTCTTTTTGATTTTCTTCGTCTAACTTATATTGTTTATATAATATATCAATAATACTATTAAGTTTGCTCCTCACACTTGTTTGGAAATTTGTATTAGTAGTGATTGTACTGCTTTCTCTAGTATAGGAAGTATTATTATTATTTGTTACTGTTGTATTAAGCCGAGTTATCAAGCTACCTAGATTACCCATACTACTTATAAGCTGGGTATTAAGTCTAGATAAGTTACCATTAATTTTATTGATACTATCAGATAAAGTTATCTGTGTAGTATATTCAATAGAGTTGAGCTGATTTTTAACTTCCTTATGGAAGTTTTTTAACTCACCACTTCTGAACTTAACGCTATCATTTTTGATTTGCTGCAGTTCTAATAATATTGCTCTTTCAACAGCCATATTAATTATTTAATTTAAGCTAAATGTTTAACGGAGAATAAATATTTTTATGGCAGATATTAAGCAGACAATATTAGATTTTTATAAGGTCGCACAGACTAAAGATTTTGCCCGTAATTATCAGTTTAGAGTATTAGATGTTTCTAACAAAGGAGCACCTATATTTACAGAAGATCAGCTTGTATATGCTACTTCAGCTAATATACCGGGTAAAAGGATTAAACCTGTTAATGTACCTTATTCAGGTTTCAACTTCAATATACCCGGTCCAGTTGAATATAACTTAACAACAGGTTATCAGATTGCATTCTATTTAGATGCGCAGAGTAGCGCCAGAATTGCGATGGAAAACTGGATTCAAGAGACTTTTGATGAAAGTTTATCTGTAGGAGATCAAACCTTACATAACGATAGTACTATTACATTAGCACAACTTGATAGTGAGTTTGAGGTTATTCGTACTTATAAATTATTTGGTGTATTCCCAACAGAAGCTGCAGATATTGCATATACTATTAATGCTAACGACGGTAATGTAGTTACATTTAATGCTAATTTTGCATATCAGTTCTTTAGAAGAGATAATGAAATCAACCAAGTTCTTAACAAGGTTGGTAAATTATTTAAATAGAATATAAAAAGCTAGTATCTGTCTCAATATTAACTTTGAACAAGCTATAAAGTTCTTTTTCAATAGATGAAGTTATTATACTGATTTTATTAAGAACTTTATAGCTTATTATATCATAAATAGTCTTTAGATCTCCAATACTGTTTACTAAGGATTTTGAATCTTTTGATATAATTTCAATTTGTTTAATATATTTAAAGACACTAAAAAATAATAAATCCGATGATTCTGAGGTATTCACTTTATTTATAATACCCTGGAGTCGGTCAATATTCGGTAACTCGAACTTTATATGAAAAGTTATATTATCTTCAATTATAGTTTCTTCAGTTTTATGTTTGAGACTATCAATATTTAAATTATTGATAATTTCTTTCAAGTTCATATCTTTATATGTACTATTTTCCGCGCTACGCAAAGTAATAGCTGTTGTATAATAATCAAGATAAGAGATGTCTCGATTAACTCTACTCTTAACATTTTTGATTAAAAACTTATTGTAATCAATAATAATTTTATTGCTATCTCCTTGAGATATAATAGGAGATAATTCACTTATAGACTTAAGATTCAATCTCTTGACAGAAATAGTTTCTTTAGATTGAGGAAGTTTGACCTCAATGTTATTATTGTTTTGTATAATTTTTATTATATCAGATAAATTATTGCTGTTCTCTGTCATTGGTCATCTCCTTAAGTACTTTATAATAGTTTATAGATTGTTCAACTGTTATTCTATCGAAATCAGTATACGTGAAATTACTTTCTTTCATAAGAATTACTTTCAGTTGTTGTAAGTAACTCAAACTATACTTACAAACAAAAAATAAAATATTAATAACATCTTCATTATTAAATGTAAATTTTGTTTTTATATCTCTTTTTGTATCAAAAATGCTTATTGTATTCAACTTAGATATAATATTTTTTTTAATATAATCTATTATATAGTTATAATCTTTCACAGGTAAAATACCTACAATTTCTTTTAATTCTTGCATTTGATTAATATTAAATTGTTTATTATTAATACTCTTTATACAAGTTAATATATTATCTAGTGGATTGATACTATGAACTGTTGGGTAGCTAAAATTGAATATTAGCTTATTATAGTTTAAACTTAAAAATTCTTTATTAGGTATATTGTACAAAAATTGGGATTTATCAAAAACCATATCTGCAGAAAAATTTTCACTTTTTATTTTAAATGAAACTGTTGGTTTTTGATAATAAATAGTATTTCTTATTGTATGTAAGAAGTCAATTATATCCCCTTTGTTAGATATAAATTTAAGTAAATTTATTTCGTCTTTAGTTTCTATATAACTAGCAATTTCTTCTATATCATTAAAGCTTAGTAAGCTGGATATCATATCTGTTAAACTTAAATCTTACCCTATGTTCTATTACAGATGGGCTTTCTTTATACTTTAATACATCTTTATTTTCAGAATCAAGAGGCACACAATCATAAAACGTATACTTCTTACGTATAACTGTATTATCTCTGTTATGTTTCCTACCTAAAAATATTACATTTATATTTGTATATAAGAAATTAGTAAAACAACCTTCTCTTGCAACTAATCGAATCCAAGGTTTAAAAACTAAATCATTTAAACTTAAGTTAGTATCAAAAAAACCAATTTTTAAACCAGTTGTATCTATTTCTCTCGTTGCATTTGTTGTTATTGGTAAAAAACCATTCACATATGAATTATCCGGTATCCTTTGCATTTTATTAGAATCATCAGGTATATCTACACTGTTTGTTATAGATTGTAAAATTGTACTATTGAAAGTATTTTTAACAGTGGTGATACCTGTTTTACCGTCATTTGGACTCTCCCCTATATACTTGTAATAATTATCAGATAAGAAACCTGGGAGAACGTATTGAACGAAGAACAGATTAGAATCTGATAGAGTAGTATCAAAGTTCTGCAAACGTTGATAAAACTCGTCTATAATACCGTTTCCATCATAGTTAGCAAAATTGATCCCCTTGTCTTGAGGCTTAAAGATACCTTTTATAAAGTCACCGAACATTTAAAATATTTATAAAAAAAGCTCGGCTTTCGCCGAGCTTTGCGTTGTTATGAATACTATACTTTATTGTCCTACTAACTCTTCGAAGTTAACATCATTGTTAACCGCGTAGAAATTAACAAGAATAAACTCAGCAGCACGAACTGGTTTCAAGTAGATATCTACCACCAACTCATTGTTCTCAATTCTTGCTGATGTATTATTTCTTTCATCACATACAATCAAGTAATCATATAAACCTTCGGTCTGCTTAGCATTCTCGAATATAGGTGTTAATGTGTTTACCACTCTTGTACGTGTTAAGAACGTATTAGGCTCAAAGATAAAGAACTTAAGAGTTTGTCTTGTACGCTTCTCAAGATCTAAGAATAACCTACGAACATTTACTCTATCAAATGCAGTTGGCTTTCTTTGTAGTGTCTTTTGACCGAATACAATTATACCTTCGCTAGGGAATTGAGTTACAGGATTAAGAGCAACTCTGTATAACTGATCTCTTTGACGCTGTGTTGGACTAATTGCTATATCTGTTACAGCTGTAACAATACCTCTCGTGTAACCAGCTGGCGCGTACCATGGAGCGTAGTTAGCATCGTTCCTTGCATATATACTTGCTGCGTTACCAGAGAATGGAATCCATACTTGCTTATCAGCAACACCATCGTAAACTTTAATCCAGTTAGCATAAGTTGTAGCATAATTACTATTCGCTATACCGAACTGATGACGTAACGGCCAATAAACACTAGTACTAAAGTTTCTACCTTTATCATCTAATACTTTACTATTCTCACCTTGTACGAGAATTTGACGTAAGGGATCAGCGATAAAGATATGATCTTTTCTAGTCTCACGAGCGAATTGCTCAAACTTATTGAATACAGTTCTATAATCGTTTCTGATACTTATTGCATTACCTTCATCGATCATATTTTCATTTAGGGTATAAAAACCAGTATATGCTGTATGAGATCCAATATTTAAGAACTGTTCATCATCAAACGAACTGGTACTTGATGTAGAAGAACTAGCGTTTTTAACAGTTGAGAATATTGTACCTAACCCAGCTTCAATAGACACATCAATATTAAACTGATCTACATTAGAAGCTATGTTGAATATACGTTCTAGTTTTGTAGGAATATTACCTGTGTTCTTTGACAATATTTTTGTATCAGAATAAGAACCTATACCGAATATACCTTGATCTTTATCATAATTAGCTGTACCATCGAGCTTATTTGTGAAAAAGGCATGCTGGATTTCTGCAGTATCATTATCAGTTGTTCGGTTAGTTCTAACAAACTTTGTAGGTGCATCAGCACTCAAAGATGTCCAATCACCGCTATACTTACTTATATGAGGATTAACGAGAATCTTAATATTAGGTGATGCATCATCTTGATCCTCTAAGTAGAATGATCTACGCTCACCACCATTTTCGTTTTGTACTTTTCTGTAAGAATTTAAAGAACCTGTATACCCTTCAGCTAAGAAATAACTTAACTTAAGATCTGTGTTACCGAAAGGTGTTATCCTTACTTTAAACAAACCAAAAGCTAAGGTATCAACAAATTCAGCTCCTTGAATATCAAACTTAGGTACTTCTTCTAATGTTCTACTAATTGTACGAGCATTAGATGTTGATGTTGCACTCAAGCTATAATCAAGTCTTGTTGAAGGTACTGTAGAAAAGGCATTCGGTGCTTTTGACCCTGAAGATGTTGGTGCATACTGATTGATAGCTCCATCAAAATTAGTTGCAGGGTTAAAGTTAACACCATCAATTAAACCAGCGTAATAACCTTCATAGCTATTATTTATAGTGGTTTTCGCTTTATTAAGAACAATTAAACCAGCGCCTGAAGGTGTCCCTGTAAGAGATGAAGCAGTAAATGTATCAGTAGTGCCTGTACTCGCAACATCACTCCAAGTGAAATTACCTTCATTGATTTGATTATATTGTGCTTGGGATAGTTCAACAAGTGTAGGATTACCTAGAATATAATAATCCGCGCCTGATAACGAACCACTGAAACCAGAAACCCCAGATCCAGCTGTAGAATAACAAACTGCTTTAATTATTGTGTCGTCTTTGATACCACTTAATGCACTCTGAGCAACTGATACAGTTAAACTACTTAATGCGGCGGAAGCAACAGCAAGTGATGAATATTTTGTAATACCTGTATCACTATCTTTAGTGATAATTTCAAAATTAAAATCCCCTGTTAAAGTATCACCTGATGTAAAACCATTTGTAGTTGCAGATAATGTTATAGAATCTACATTGATATTAGTAA